GTTTGCCTGAAATGAGTTGATCGATAACGTCCTCCACTATTGCGCGTTGATCCACCGGGAGTAACGCCACCTTTTCGGATATTGCCGGGACGCTGAAATTATCTGCTTGCCACTCCTTTCGGATGCCATCGCGGACGATGTCCGGGAAATGTGGGCATGATAGCAAATCATTCGCGATCCACTCCAATCGTTTGCAATACCCGCCGAACATCCTTTCTGCGAGAGACCCCGGACGTTCACGGATGAAACTTTGCCAATGATCGTAAGCGCGGCGGATAGATTGTATGCCGGATACGATGTCGGACTCTCCTTTCATAGTGTGTAAAATTAAGCCGGAGGATTTCTCCCCCGGGTTTGTTTTATTGCTGATTGTTTTCAATCGCGCAAAACTCATTTGCGATATTCAACAAATAGTGCCATGCGTTTTTATTCCAATCCTCGGCGGTAACACCTAACTCGATCATTTTATTCATAACCATTTGCCTAAACTGAATATCATTCACGAGATCCATCCGGCGTTTCAGTTCGTTTTCGATTGTTGTAGTGTGTGTCATTGTGTTTCGTTTGATATATCAAAGATAACACAATTTCAACACAACTTCCAAATTTATTTTGTGGTTTCGGGCAAATTATTTTCCGAGCGTTATCACGATCTTTTCCTCCGACTTCACATCGATCGATTCCCGTGGTTTTCCGTACACCCGGGTAAGGAGCGTTTCGATCGAATATAGCGACCCCTTTTCGATACTCTTTCGGATTGCCGCCGCGATTGTCTTTTCCAATACCGTCGCCTTCGGATTCTTCCACACCTCGCCGAGTTCCTCGATCGTCATGGATAGCATGACCTGTATGGCATCGTTCACTTCTGCCAGACGGTAACCTTGCGCTCGGAGTTCCGAAACGAACTTACGCGGCCTTCCGTTCGGGTTCATGGATTCTCCTTTCGCTGGTCTTGTCAGCGTTCCTCCATTCCTTGCTGGTACTTGTTTTGCCACGATGCTATAACGATGTTTTTAGTTGAGCGGATAGGTCGGAATCGAACCGCCTCCCTCGATCTGGAAGATCGATGCGCTACCGTTACGCTATACCCGCATTTGATTTTTTATACGGCACCTGAAATTTTTTACAAATTGCCGTGATTGATTTATCGATAGGGTAAAGGTATTTTCTTTTGCCTTTTGAAATAAATTCCGTCGCGTTTATATCTAACTCTTTTGCCCCTTGTAAGTTTTGTTTTTTACCTTTTCCGTGTAATGATTTATTATGAACTTTTTTTCCATTAATAATAAATCCTGTTCTTGTGTTTTGATTACAATCCCCGGCATAAATCCAATTTGTCGCTTGGTAAATAATTCCATCGTGATTTTGATCAATGTCCGCATAACTTACAACAAGTTTACATAGCGGGATTGATTTTTTAAGTAAACGTAATGATATAGATAAACATTTAGATGTTTGAGATTGTTTCCCATTTAGCGCAACCCTTACTAATTCAATTACCTCACCTTGTCCAAGGCCATACGGTCTTCCTATGTTTGGAGTTGCCCCGGTTCCGTATAATATAACCCCGCACCATTCGCCAGCGTCATTAAATACAGAATATCCAAAGCAGTTAACCGGAACTGCTTTTGCATAATGGAAATTCATGCAAGCGTATTTGATTGCCTTCGATGATGCCTTTTCTAATCTCATAACTCCCCGGCACTTACTGAAAAATACGCACCTTTATACTTTCGATCTAATAATTCGCGGATATCAATTTCGGCGGTTTGCAACTGCTCCGGACTTTCAAAGGTTATTTTCATCGTCGCGGGTTTGTTTTTTTCATCTTCGGTTAGTTCATCCTCGGATGGCATAATCGCAAAATCCGGCACATCCAATCCCCACTCATCTAACTTTTCAGCCTCCCAATTATTCGCGAGTTCCTCCCAATCCCAATCGCCAAATCCGACGTTATCTTTTATGATGAACTCCCGTTGTTGATCCTCGGTCAGATCTTCCGCCTTGATTATCGGCACCATCTTCAACCCCGCTTCTTTGCACGCCTTTAACCGCATATTGCCTCCCAACACGATCATGTCATGATTGACGACGATTGGTCGGAGTTTCAGCATCTCCGGAAATGTCTTGATCGATTCGACCAACTTCCGGAATTTATCATCCTTGATGATCCGGGGATTGTTCGGGTTCGCCTTGACCTCCGATATTTTGACCTCTTGAATTTTCATAAGTTCGTCCTCCCTTCAAAATTTGGCCATTTATACTCTGGATAAAATACGTCGTACTTTTTGTAATGTGCGTACATCGATATAACTTTCCCCCATACCTCCCCGCATTTTTGCAACCCGGCATCTTTCATCCTCCGGTATTCGGAATCTTGCCCGACATCATGGCCGATGTGTTCCGATCGCGGAGCATCGATATAATAGTTGGTGAACCCCATTGCATGGGCGCGGTGACACCAATCAGAATCCTGCATTCCGTAAGGATCAAACATTTGATTGAAATGTCCGACACTCGTCAACGCGATCCGTGGGTACAATGCATTCCCGAACACGATCTCGCCGGGGTATACCTTAACGCCTCCGATGATCTTTTCAGCATAGAGATCTTGCACCGTGTAGAGTGCCGCGCATCCCGTTTCCGGTATTGCTTCCGCCGACTCGATTGCCTTCGCGAGCCATCCATCCGGCATGAGGATGTCGTTCGACATCGTGAATAAAGCGTCGTAGTGTTCGGCTTGCTCCATCGCCACATTCAACGCACGGGCAATCCCGAACTCATCGATCGTCGCAAGATCGAAACCACACCCCGCGTTCGCGGAATTATGCTCGACGACTTGTTTCGTGAACGTATGGCGAGAATAATCCAATAGCGCGACGAGTACCCTCATTTTTTGTTTTTTTGCTCGATCCAATTTTTGGCAAAGTTCGCCCCTTGGGTGAATGCCTCGACCTCCGAATGCGTAAAATTATGCATAAGCGATGCGCCGTAAACCGCCACGTCGAACGCGTCATCCTTTACGGTGTTCGCCCCGGCATACTTTACATTCAACCCAAGCATCCGTACCGGGACCCCGGCGTATTTATGCCCCCTCTGGAGTTGCGCTTTAACGCCGACGAACGCCGACGCTCCGATCATGCACCCCGCCGGGATCGTGACCTTTTGATGAATCACGGCATTCAGGCCAATGTTCACATCGTCCTCGATAACGCAATGTCCGCCAATCTTCACCCCGCATGAAAGCGTTACGCCGTCGCCAACGTGCGCATCATGTCCAACGTGGGCGTGCTTCATTATGTAGCAATTTTCCCCGATGTACGTTTTCTTTTCGCTACCGGAATCAATCGTGACCAATCCCGTGATCCGTGTTCCCTTCCCGATGTGCACTCCCATCATGTTCGATTCACGTCCGCGATACTCCGGTGGTGCGCCGATGATGCAATACGCCCCAATCACGACATCCGCGTCGATCGTCACGTTTTCGTAAATTACCGCCGTTTTATGGATGTACGCGCTTGGATGCACTTTCGAGGGCTGCCATCCGCTTCCGTCGTTTGTCATTTGATTAAGGTTTGGTAAAGTTCTTTGCGGACGACATTCCATTTTTTTAGGTCGTGATTTTCCCGGCACCATTCGCCGTTGGCGTGTCCGATTTCATCACGATATTTCTCGTCCTTTACAAGATCTCTGAATGTATGATACCAATCCTGTTGTCGGTCGATCTTAATCGCGAATGGACAATCGTCATACGGCGGAACATTGGACACGATTATCGGGATATTTTTACATCCGGCTTCCAATACTTTGATATTGGATTTGCAAGCGTTAAACGTCGATTCGACAAGCGGAGCGACCGCAATATCCGCCTCCGCGTAGAATGCCATGTACTGATCCGGCGGTAAAGGATTGCGAACGTAACCCTCCATTCGAAAACCGCAAAGGTAGTCCGAGATCATCCTATGCCATATCGGAGTTACTCGCGGATTTGAATCGTCATACCCGGCCATAATCATAAACAACCGATCACGTAGCCACATATCCGATGCGATGCGTTTCATCGGGTTTTGCAGTAATTCCACATCCTTTTCATGCGTAATCCCCCCGGCATACAACACCCGGAGCCGTTTTGTATCCTCGAAAATTCCGTCCTTATGGATCCCGGAAACCTTCTGCATCGTGAATTGATCCTCCCCGTATGGGAAGGCGTTTGGGAGTATTTCGCAATTCGGGTTGTGCAACAACACCGCCCGGCGGAGGCGTTCATGTGTCACGGTGACCAGATCGGCGGATGCGATGTGATCAACGACTACGGCGGAAGGGAACCCGGCGGCGAGGATGTGCCACGGATCCAATTTCCAATAATCGTCGATATCGACAATGATTTTGAAACCATACTTTGTTCGAAAATCCAACAATGTCTGCAACTCGATGCCGGGGATATAGCGGTTGAACATCACGATGTCGAACCCGCGCTCAAGTACTTCGTCATTGATGAAATCCGTGAATAGGACATACACCCCCGGCATCTTGGAGAGCGGTAACATGACGCGGTGGTAACCGACCCCGCTCATTGGTTGAGTGACGGCAAGGATCCTCATTTTACTTTTTTAGGGCGACCCGCTTTTTTCTTCACCGGGGTTTCGACGACGCTTTCGCCGACCTGAACCGGGATTGTATCGAGATCATCCGGGAACACGAATTGCGAGGCCACGTTATCCGATCCGGCGGAAAATGCGAGCAATTCCTCGTCGATGACGCCGTCGTACCATGCCGCGAGTTTCTGCACCATTTCGACCACACATGACGGACACCATGGAGTAAGTACGTAACCCGGCTGCACGTATTTGACAAAGATTGCATTGAAGCGATCCATTACGTACGGACTGAATCCGTGGAGGAAATTCATTTTAGCCTGCTCGAAATATACTTTGTGCGATTGGAGGAAATCGCGATCATCTTGCGTCAAAATCATGTGATCTATTTTTTAAGTTCTTCATCATGTTGTTGAATAGCCACGCAACGACGGGAGATCCGAAAACGATGGCTACCGCTTCGGATACCCAGTCGGGCGCGAAATATAGGGCGGCGGATAACCACACGGGCAAACAAACAACACATCCGAATGGACGGGCGGGGAGTTTCCATTTTTGAGGTAACCCGGAAAGCGTGGCGAACCAAAACGTAAATAATGCGGAGGCAATTATTGTGATCATTTGCCAAAGGTTTCGTTGTAGTATTCATCAAAATTCTTTAATGAATATTTTCCATAATAAAAATCATGTGCAGTATTTGATTGCTGCTCTTTCTCCATTTGTTTCGCTTGCTGATATGCGTCGAACGCATATTTCGTTGATGTCCATTCAGCGGGGATTTGCTCAAATAGCCAATCGACGGCGGTTTTCTCTGCCATGTGTTT